AAACAAATGTTTGATAAACGTATAGAACTCAAGCCTTTAGCTAAGAAGGATAAGAAGATTAAGGGTATTGTAGGAGCTCTAAAGCTTGCTGTTAATTCAGTGTATGGTAAGAGTTCTGATATGCAGAATTGGATATATGATAGGCAACTAACAATGTTCACCACTATTACAGGTGAATTATCATTAATGATGTTAGTTGAAGCATATGAACTCAGAGGCATACACGTAATTAGTGCTAACACAGATGGTGTAACAGTGAGAATTAAGAAAGATCTTATTCCCACTATGCATGGAATCAATGAGTGGTGGATGGGTGTAACCACTTATGAACTAGAAGACACTCATTATCAGAAGATTACATTCTCAACAGTAAATGACTACCTAGCAATTAAAACAGATGGAGAAATTAAAAAGAAAGGGGATTTCCTTACAGATTTTGAATTACATAAGAACAAGTCTGCTCGTATTGTGCCTATTGCTCTTGAAGCTTATTATGTACATGGGATACCTATTGCTGATACTATTCGTGGTCACAGGAATATCTATGATTTTTGTTTACGACAGAAGTCTAGCAAAGATTTTCACTATGAAGGTTGGGACAAAAAAACAGGAGACAAAACAGTATATAACAAGCTCATCAGATATTATGTTAGCAAAACAGGAGAAAAACTCTTAAAGGTTAAGAATCCTGAATGTGACAGTAATGCTGCTGATGTAAGTCAAGTGGAAGCTGGTGAATGGGTGATGCATGTATGTAATCATCTAACTAAAGAACATCCTCTAGACAATGTTAATTACGAATATTACATAGAGAAAGCAGAAAGAATAGTGTACAAGATTCTTTCTGAAGGTAAGAAACGTAGAGTGGTGGTGAATCCAAACCAACTTAGTTTGTTCTAATTAGAAATATAATACCCATTTAGGTATTATATTTCTAATTTTACATTTATTCAAAGGAATAATGTGTTATATAACACACAAAAACAAAGGAAATGTAAATAATAACATACATTATGGAAAAAATAACAAGAGAAAACGTTAGCGATCATTTGATTAAATATCAACTAGAATTGGTTGGTAAGACATGGGAAGATGCTGAAGCTGATCCTCAATGGTTCTATAACATCACAATGACACAAGAACAGTTTGATGAGTTTATGAAATATGCTCTTCCACTGATTAAGAGGTTGTTTAGATGTAATAAGCTTAGAGCTCAAAAGACTATGGATTGGTTTAATTTACAATTTGGTCTTAGAATATTCCCTATTCCAGCAAAATTTAAAATAGAAGACAATGAAAACAAGTAGTGCTGTCTATGTAGCAATTGATGATGATAATGTTCCAATTGCAAGCTCAAACAATCTTAAAGAGCTATTCCTAGCTGTAGACTATCATCATGGAGCACATGAGAAGTTTAAGAATGAATCAACTAGAATTAGTTGGACTCCTTTTGATAGCAAATATCCAAGTGATTATGAAGGAAAATTGTTATACGATTGTCCTATGTATTCAATGCCTGGAGGAAGAGAAGTTGTTTCAGTTAAAATTTACTCAGTAGAACATTTTATAAAACAAGAAAATGACACAACAACAGTTGATAGAGAAGTATCCGAAGATTTTTAAGCCTTATAATGGCAATCCTTTCAATGTTAATTGGTGTATTCCAGATGGTTGGTTACTTATTGTAGATAAGCTATGTGGTTCTATACAAGACTATGTAGACAACACCTATGATTGGATAAATGGTGAGAAAGAAGCCAAAGGTCAAGTGAGATGTACACAAATGAAAGAGAAGTTTGGTGGACTAAGGTTTTATACAGACAGTGGTGATGATTATGTAGAAGGGATGATTAGAATGGCTGAGTTTCTTTGTGAGAACACATGTCAAGATTGTGGTTCTGAAGAAAACATTGGTAAGACAAGAGGTTGGATTTATACAATTTGTAAATCATGTGCTGATAAAAGAGAGAATACATCATGGAAATCATTAGAAGAATTAAAAATGAAACAAGACAGTTCTTCATAGGTGTAGGTAATATAATTAAATGGATCCCAGTTCTCTATAAAGACAGAGACTGGGATTTTTATTTTGTATATAATATTCTACAGAAGAAACTAGAATTCACTGAGAAATCTATTCGTAACAGTAGTTTAGAGAACGGTGGAATGTATGCAAACAAGATTAGGACAGCCATTAGGCTTATTGAGATAGTCAGGGATGAGAAATACATTGACGAAATGCTCATGGAAGATGATTGGACTAATATTAAGAAAGCAATAGCTAAACAAGACAAGGCTAAGAAACTATTATTTAACTATCTACATCATTACATTGAGCAATGGTGGAGCTAAAACAAGATTTATGGAAAAACAATTATTTGTAATAGATGGTTATCGCATTTGGGCTTTTAATTACGATGAAGCATATCAAAGCTATTTAAGAATTCTTAAATTTTAACTCATGATTTTAGATGATTATGAAAGGGATTTCCTCAAGGATTTGATATATTTGCAAGAGGAGATTATTGATTTAAACAAAGAAATCAATGAACGACTTGAAGCAAACATATTTATAATAGACGAGGATAAAATTTTAAATGATGGCAAGATTAGATCTAACCTACTCCCATTTTGAGGACATTCTTAAGAATGGATTTAGCCTTGATATGATATTTATTCTTAAGATTATTCAAAAGGAGAAATGTAATATCAAAGACTTATGTGCAGACAATCCAAAAATATCTGTCATCTATCAAACTCTTGTTAGAAAAGGTCTTATTTCTGAAGATTCTAAAATTTTGTTGCAGGGGAAGTCTTTATTAGACTTCCTCTCAACTTCTTTAGAAGAGAAGAAGTTTGACAAGAGAACAGAAGTTAGTGATGATAAGTTTAACTTATGGTGGTCTGCCTATCCAGGCACTGATACATTCACACATAAGAGTGTAAGCTTCTCAGGATCTCGTAGTTTAAAAGTAAACAAAGATGAATGTAAAATTAAACTAAACAAGATTCTAGAAGAAGGTGAATACACTCTTGAAGAATTGATTGAGGCTCTTAAGTTTGATGTTCTTCAGAAGAAAGAGAATTCTGTAAAAAACTTAACTAATAAATTGATGTATATGCAGGGAAGTCTTACATATTTAAATCAGAGGAGCTATGAACCATTCATAGAACTGATTAAAGAAGGACAGAAAATAGTAGAAACAGTAGTTATACAAAAAGGAACGGATATATGAGTTTTGAATTACTAAGAAAAGAAGTTGATAAGGGTTTGAGTGCTAAGAGCAATGGTATACCTATGGGTTTTAATAGGCTCAATAGGTATATTGGTATTAGGAAAGGAATGTATTTCTTAGTAGGTGGCTTAACTGGTTCAGGTAAAACTAGTTTCATTGATGATTGTTTTGTTCTTAATCCATTTGATTGGTATACATCTAAGGCTAATGATACAAACATTAAGCTTAAGATTATATATCGTTCTATGGAGAGAGGTACAACATACAAGATGGCTAAATGGGTTAGTAGAAAGATCTTTTTAGATCATGGACTAACCATCACTGTACCAAAACTTCTTGGTTGGACAGAAAAGATGACAAAGGATGAACACGATATATTTCTTATGTATGAAGATTACATGAATAGTATGTCTGATGTAATTACAATCATTGATGGACCAGAGAATGCTGTAGGTGTTGCTAAAGAACTAAAAGCACATGCATTACAGAATGGGCGTATAGAGCAATTAGATGAGTTTAACAAGCGTTATGTACCAAATGATGATAACACAGTGACAATTGTTATTATAGATCATATAGGCTTGTTAAAGACAACTAAAGATCAAACCACTAAGAAAGAGGCTATTGATAAAATGTCTGACGAACTTAGGTATGCAAGAGATTTCTATGGATATACACCTGTGGTTGTTAGTCAGTTCAATAGGAGTATATCAAACATTCAGAGAATTAAGAACGGTGATGTAGAACCTCAGTTGGAGGATTTTGCAGAATCAAGTTCTACACAGAATGATGCAGATGTTGTTCTTGCTTTATTTGATCCTATGAGATATAAAGTGGCAGATCCTTCTTTCTATGAGCTAGATAAGCTTAAGGATAGATATGGTGCTAAGTATTTTAGATCTCTTAGATTGATAAAAAATAGCTATGGTGAGGACGATGTTAGGATTGGTCTAGGTTTTCTTGGTAGTATAGGTATGTTCAAAGAACTTCCTAAACAACCAGACATGACAGATGCTATTTATGAGTCAATAACAAATAAATCATTCTTTTTAAAACAACAATATGAAAGTTAAGTTTTTAACAATGTGCACAGCCCCTAGAAGCTCTACGGAGTTTTGGCAATGTGTGTTTATTCCAACAGTAAGTGCATATTGTTCTTATTATGATGGAAATGAGCAACATTTAGCCATCAATTTTGAATGGTTATTTTGGTCAATTACAATTTTAACATATACAGATGATGACAAAAGAGCAGTATATCACCATTAGAAACGATGGACCAAATCTTATCTATCAGCACTATGCAAACAATTTTGATAGCACAAGACATAAAGGAAACATGCTTGGATTTGAAGAATGTCTTATTTACCTACAAATGTGGGGAAATGTGCATGAAATTTTCCAAAAATTGAGAGATGCTTATGATGCTAATTTTGAAATTGTCATTCTTGCAGATGCTAATGGTAACATAATCAAATACTTATGACACTACGCGATAGAAGGCAAAAAGAATTTGCACAAGAGTGGATAGATGAAGGGAAATTTGGTATTCTTAATTTATGTCCAAGGTTTGGTAAAATACGTACAACCATCCACATTCTTAAGAAGCTAAAGCCTAGCACCATTCTTATTGCATACCCAGACAACAAGATTAGAGACAGTTGGAAGGCTGACTTTGAGCATTGTAAGTATAAAGATGATAATGTAATTTACACCACTCACCTATCATTACATAAGTATAAAGAAGGTGTGTTTGATCTAATTGTAATAGATGAAATACATCTATTGTCTGAAGCTCAAATAGAGGCTTGTAAGACACTTCTTGAGAACAATGATAAAGTGTTAGGCTTAACTGGTACACTGTCTAAATCCACTGAATCTACGCTTCTCAGTGAGCTTGATTTGCATGTTGCTGCAACATACACTATTGAGCAAGCAATTGCTGAAGGTGTTATTGTAGATTACCAAATCACTGTTATCAAAGTTCCTTTGGATGATGTAACAATTAATGATTACAAGGGTAAGAAAAGAACAGAGAAGAAGCAATTTGATAACTATGGATGGGTGATAGGTCAATTAGAAAGATCAGGAGGAAACACTATGTTTCTTAGACTTGCAAGAATGAGAATCATTCAGAGTAGTTTATCTAAATTGAATGCTACTAAAAAGATATTAGATGCTCATAAAGATGAACGTATTCTTGTGTTCTGTGGTACAACTAAAATTGCTGATTCTTTAGGAATACCATCACATCATAGTAAGTCTAAAGATGATGAAACATTTACAGGATTTACAGAAGGAGAAGGTAATCATATGGCTGTAGTGAAGATAGGTAATACAGGTGTTACGTATAAACCACTTAATCGTGTGATTATTAATTACTTCGATAGTAATGGAGAAAACCTAGCTCAGAAGATTATGAGATGTACAGCAATGGAGTTTGATAATCCAAACAAAAAAGCTAACATTTACATTATTACTAGTGATGAGTCTGTCGAGTTGAATTGGTTAAAGAAAGCACTTTCTATGTTTGATCAGAGCAAAATAAAATACCTATGATTAGTTGCATCTATACAATTACCAATAAGATAAATGGAAAGTTCTATTTAGGAAAAACTAATAATTTTTTATATAGAATGAGTAAACATAAGTACACTTTAAAAAACAAAATCCATATAAATGAACATCTTCAAAGAGCTTGGGATAAGTATGGCGAAGAAAACTTTGAATTTGAAGTTCTTGAAGAGTATGATGTAGAACATTTAATTTCTATGGAACATTATTGGTGTAATTTATTAGATGCATTTAATTACAATAGAGCTTATAATATTAGACCTACTCATCCTTTTGGGAAAGGTACTAACAGTATAGAAATGAGAGAAAAGGTTAAAAAGGCTCTTACAGGTAAAAAATTATCTGACGAACATAAATTAAAATTATCACTAGCTAAAAAAGGAAAAAAGCTTTCTAATGAGACAAAACAAAAAATGTCAGATTCAGCTATAGGTAAAAGTAAATCCACTGAAACAAAGAAAAGGATATCTGAAGCAAAGCTTGGATCTAATAATCCAATGTTTGGCAAAATTCCTTGGAATAAAAAGCATTAGAATTTTTTGATAAGAGTAAAATCAATTATGCATGATAAAAAAAGGAACAAAAGAACAAAGAGAAAAAATCAAAGAATTAATAGAAGAAGCAGATAAAAAGGGATTTAAAAAAGGAACTTTTTATGTAAGAAAACAAACACTTGAAGATGGTAAAGTTATAGTTCAACAAGAGATAGCTGATCATAGAGCTGAACTTTTTCATATATATGATGATGAAAGAGGAATATCTCTTTTTTGTGGACCTTCTCAAGGATTAATTTATACTAAAGGAGAATGGATAGTTAGTATAGATGATAATAAATCAAAATTGTATTGGTAAAAATAAAATCAATTATGTATGAACTCAGAGTTTATAAAAAGACAAAAACTTCTAGAAACACCTATGGCAGATTTAGAGTTTTCAATAAGAGCTATTAATTGTTTAAAAAAAGCAAAAATTGAAACACTTACTGAGTTGATAAATTGTACTATAGAAGAATTAGGGGAACATAGAAACTTTGGACCAAAGACTATCTCTGAAGTTGAGCAAGTCTTAAAAGAAATGGGATTAAAACTTAAAAATAAAAATGATTTTATGAAAGTAGAATTTGTTAGAGAAACAACAATTGGAGATGCGCCATGGTTTTCTGTTTATGTAGATGGTGTTTACAAAACTGGAAGCTATCGTGAAGCTGTTATTGAGAAGGTTTATAATGACATTATTGCTAATCCAGACATGTTAAAAAGACAAAAAGAAGTTTTGAACTCTGCAGAACTTTTCGTATCTTCGGAAAATATTAAAACACAATTATAAACATGGCAAGCAAATTAATCGGGATTGTTGGTGCTACAGGTACTGGTAAATCCACATCAATCAAACATTTAGATCCTAAGGAAACCTACATTATTAATGTAGCAAAGAAAGAACTTCCTTTTAAGGGATCAGAAAAGCTGTATAACACAGAAAACAAGAATTACAAAGAAGTGGATGATGCTATAGAGATCACTAGACTTCTTAAGACTATTTCAGAGAAAGCTCCTCACATTAAGAACATCATCATCGAGGACAGTAATTACATCATGGGATTTAACATTGTATCTAAAGCTACAGAAGTTGGTTATACCAAATTCAGTTTAATGGCTAAGGATATGGTGGATTTATTTAGAGAAGCTAGAAGGCTTAGAGATGATATTAAAGTGTTCTATTTGACACATCCTGAAACTATAGAAGATGGTGGTGACATCATTGGATATAAGATTAAGACAGCAGGTAAGTTGATTGACAATCAAGTCTTGTTAGAGGGATTGTTAACAGTTTGTCTCTATACACATGTAGAAGAGAGTAAAGATGGTGTTGTAACTTACAGCTATCTTACAAACAGGTTTAAGAAATATCCAGCTAAGAGTCCAGATGGTATGTTTGATCAAATTAAGATACCAAACGATCTTAGTTACATTGCTAAAAAGTTAGACGAGTATTATAATTAATAAACAAACAAAAACAAGAAAACAATGAGTAACATTGGAGGAAAAAAGAGAGAACAAAGTCAAGGACAAGGAACAGAGTATGCTAAGAAGGTGGGACTGTTTGAAGCAAGGGTTATTGCTATCAATCCCACTGAAGAAGAGTATAATGACATTCTAGGAATGGAGTTGAAAGAAGGTAGTAAGTCTACTGAGTATCTAGGAACTAGTAAAGATGACAACACAACACTTCGTGTTGATGTTTGGTTGGAAGAAGTTAAGACAAAGGTTAAGTTTAAATCTACATTCTTCTTAGAGAACAAAGAGAAGGTTAACAAGGATGGTACAAAGAAGCAATACATCAACAATATTGGTTCTTGCTCTTGGGCATCTGATGCTAATGATTTACCAACATGGTTTGCTAACAGGGATTATCGTGTAGCATTTGTTGGTGAAGAAGAATTGTATTCATTTATAAAGATTTGGTTAGGTGAGCTTGATTATCGTGATGCAGATACCACTCTTCAGCTTGAATGGAAATCTGTTATGAAAGGAAACCTTAAAGATTTGAAATATCAAATTGATGGTGACTATTGTACAACTGTTGGTGGTCTTGCTACAATCAAATCTGTAGATAAAGAAGGTGAAACTAAGGAATATCAAGGTGTGTATAACAAAGGCTTCTTTGGAGCATACAATTTGAAATACTTTAGGCTTATGGATTATAGTAGTCCTTCTGTTCTTAATAACTTAAGGACTAGAAAGACTAAAGATTTGAAGCCTCATGAAAGGTTTGTTCTTAATGTAACTGGTGAATATGGTTGTAAAGACTTCTATATTCTTAAAGACCTTAAGGACTACACTGCTGATGATAATTTAGTTGCATCTAGTGCTGTCATCTCTGATGATGGTGGTGATTTTTAATTGTTGTTATTAAATAATAAAGCTCTCTATTGAATAAATAGGGAGCTTTTTTTATATTTGTAATATGATAACAGGAAATAAAAAGGTACATCTAGTATCAGAATCTATTTTAGATAAGATTAGTGAGTATGACATTTTTAGATTCTACATGCCTAATAAATCTTGGAATCTTAATCAGATAACATATTCTCCATTTAGGATGGAAAAGAATCCTTCTTTCCTAATTGGTGATAAGAAGGGATATATATCATTTATTGATTTTGCAGACACAAGTAAACGTGGTGATTGTTTTAAGTTTGTTATGGAACTATTTAACATATCATATTACGATGCTCTTGTACTAATTGATAAAGATTTTGGATTAGGGATAAAGGATGGAGTTTCTACTAAGAGTTATGAGAAAATCACTTCTCAGTATAAACAACCAGAGATTGTTAAACGTACATCTTTGATTCAAGTGAGTGTTAAGAAGTTTTCTATTAGGGAACTTGAGTATTGGAACCAATATCACCAGAGCATAGATGATCTTAAAGCTAACAATGTTTATTCTGTCAACAAGGTGTATTTGAATAAACAATTATTCTACACTAAGGAAGATGATCTTGTGTTTGGTTATCTATATGATGACCGTTGGAAGATTTATAGACCATTTGGTGATAAGAAGAATAAATGGGTTCCTAACAATGTTCCTATTACAACAATGGATGGATTGAATGACATTAAACATTGTAGAATAGCATTTATCAATAAAAGCAAGAAAGATTATATGGTGATGAAAAAGATCTATCCATATAGCTGTGCTGTACAAAATGAAGGAATAGCCTGCTTCTCTCCAGAGAATGTAGATTATCTAAAAGCTAATTCTGATGTACAAATCTTAAGCTTTGACAGTGATATTACAGGTGTACAGAATAGTCAACAAATAACTAAGTTATTTGATTTTGAATATCTGAATGTACCTCGTACCTATCTATCAGAAGGAATTAAAGATTGGGCTGATCTTGCTAAAACTCATGGACTAGATGCTATTGAGGATTATTTAACAGAAAAAGGATTATTATGAACGTACAAACATTAATTGATGCTATTCAAGAGAATATTGAATGGTTAGAATCATCTGAAGGAGATGAGATAGAATGTATAGGTATAGAGAATTTAGAAGGTATATTAAGTAGGTATTTTGATTTTAAAATTAAATTAACACAAGAATGAGCACAGCTACACCAACTTACAGCACAACCAGAGGATTAATCATCAATGCTGAAATTCCTCAAGAGACAAGAACTTATAAGCCTATTAGTCATGGACAGCTTATAGATCTTACATTAAATAGCATTGAGAATGCAGGATTTAGGTTAGACAAAGAAACCTATTCAATGGCTCAAGGTGGAGCTATTGCTAATGGTCAGTTTAGTATTAAGAATGTAGCAGATAGTGAAATGCAATTACAGATTGGATGGCAGAATAGTTATAACAA